AGACCCGAATTCTTTCCAGTAGAAGTAATTGACATTTATCAAGATGTCAAGTGGTACTTTCCAAAATTAAAGCCCGGACAGATGTTGGCTGTACCATTAGAAACTGGTACTGCAAAGCCGTTGTGTGTTTACTTTGTAAAAGAAATAAGTAGACAAAGCGAGGTTGTCAACTACAGCAAATGCTGGTAAGGAATCACAATGTCGAAAATTTCAGAATCTGACTGGATGGCGCAACTACATCGGGCCAGCATGTTGTACAACGAAGGCAGAGTGCATCGCGACTTCCAAGCTGACGAAGTTTATAAATTTGTGGAATGGCTGCATCGAGAGTACGGCTACACCTACACCAAGCCAGAACTCACAAATAAAAATCATCAATGAAAAAGAAGTTAATAGTAGCAGGCTGTAGTTTTAGTGGCCCCAGTGAAACACTGCCCGGTACCAGCTATGGTGAACTATTGGCCGGCAAGTTAGATTGGAATCTGGTACACTTGGCACGCCAAGGATGCAGCAACGGAGGCATTCGTATTCAAATTGACGAAATCATTCGGCAGCAACCCGACTTTGCCGTCATTGCTCCTACATTTCATGATCGAATGGAACTGCCCGCCAGTTCAGCACCTTACGCTGCGTCCAAGAATGAAAACAAAGGGTGGAACAGTGACTTGCAGAAGCATTTACAAAATACTGAATTAAAGAACGGATATGACCCCAAGGATGGTATTCGTAATGTCAATTATAACAATCAGCCTTACAATATGATTTGCGAGACTATCTTCAGTCTGGCAGAAAACTATCCACATCCTTATCGCAGTCGAAGAATTGATCCAGACACACAGAATGCAGTCAAACAATATGTCAATCATATATATGACAGCAATTGGAAATTGCAGATGGACACATGGATCATTCGTGATGGTATTGTGCAAGCCTATTTGGCGGGCGTTAAGTTTATTGTGCTGCCCGATAATTTATGGAATGCTGCCACTGTACGAAATATCATACCCGCAATAGTGCCGGACCGATATTTAATAACCAATCAAGAACTGCTGCCGCAGCATGCCACATGGCTGTATCCGTTCACGGGAGAAGATCCTGGATATCATGGTGCCCCAGAAAGTCAAGCATATCTGGCAGATGCTTATTACAAAATTATAACAGAATGGGACTAACCGATGGATTGGCTTAAAGATGACGGTATATTTCTGCCAATGATCAACGATACCGGCAGGAACATTTTTTATAAAAAGGCCATAGAGTCCTGTGTAAAAGATAAAATTGTTGTAGACATTGGAGCTGGTACAGGATTTCTCAGCATATTGGCAGCACGGGCTGGAGCAAAGAAAGTCTATAGTGTAGAACAAAATTTAGAACGATATAATTTTGCCAAAGAAATTTTTGCCAAATTAAATTTAACTGATACCATAGAAATAATCCATGCAAATTATTTAGATACTAATTTACAAGCAGACTATTTTGTTTCCGAAACAATTGGCACTTGGATATTTGACGAAAATATTTTAGCAATAGCAGATCATACTAAAAATCGTGGGCCGTTTATTCCTGGAAGTTTTGAAATAACCGCAGTGGTGTACAACGAGCATCCTATTTTTAGTGTAGTACAATCTGATTCCGAAGCATTCGAGTTTCAACCTGACATTGCCATCGATTCTGAATTTGAAAACATAATCAATACCGAATTTCAACGCAACCATCCTGTCAGCATACAGCGACATAAAGCAAATACGATTTGTAGTTTCTTTCAACAACATAAGAAGATGACAGATTTAAAACTACACGCTTTTTATCAAAGTGAGCCGTTGATTGTTGATTTATCTAATCCCCCTGCTGAAATAAAAATAGTAATACCAAAAGGAAAACTGCCGTACAGGGGCGGCAGAATTTGCATATTCTGGAAAGCAAAATTTAATGAATTTGTAATGGATGTAACAGATACCACATGGTGTATCCCGTCAAAATTCATACACAATCTCGATCAGGATATTACTATTCGTTACGATTTTGATTTAAAATATTGGATGTTTGACTTTGATCAGTATAATTAAAGCACTGTGTGTGGTGGCACATCCAGACGATTGTATTATATTTGCACGACCTTTCATTGAACGATATTCCGAATTTGAGTGGACTATCTTATATCTGACTTATCGCAGCTATGACCCGAGAGCAATGGAAATGACCGCCTACTGGCGACGACGAAATGTATCCACAGTTAATCTGGGTTTTACGGATGACTATAGAGATATGGAAAACAATCTAGTGAGTTTCAATACAGAGCAAGCCCGGAGAGAAATCTTCAACATCAGCAGTAGATACGATTTGATTCTAACACACAATGCTGACGGTGACTACGGACACATACATCATACTTTTGTCAGCAACTCAGTACAGTCAGTGCCGAAACCAAAAGTTTACTTTGCCAACTACCAACAACAAACTATGGAATGCCACGCAGTTACTGAGATCGGATTGGATGAATTGCCACTGCACCGATCAGTAGTTGAGGGATTTCAAAATATCAATATTGGTAGATATATTGTAGATGAATCAGCACAGGAGTTATTAAATGGGAAATCTTAAGCCGGGCGCTACTTACATATACGAAAGAAATGGTGATACTGTATTTCGCAGAGAACCTGGTCAAACTGAAAGGGAAGTAGTCGGGTACGATCACAGAACTTCGGACGGCAGACCATTACACGAACATCTAATAGAAGACAAACTTTGGGGTGATATTAGGCGAACTGCAAAAACCAATACGACTTTACAAGCAGAGCTGGACCGTGTTATAATGCTATATCATCTCATCAATGAAGACAAATCAAATACTCCTCATCACTCTGTATAATGGATAAACTATCAATCAATAACGAAATGGCTCAGTTGGACACGAAGAATCGTAAGTTCTATGATGAGCTCAACGAAGAAGAACGCAAGAAGTTCGCCACCTATCTCATGCTGAGATACGCTGCCAGTGTGGAGGGAGGACCTGATATTCAAGAATGGTATCTGCGTGTGACCAACGAACGAGTAAATGCCAATTTCTTTGACTTGGGCAAGCATCCTAAACTACAATGGTTGCTGTGTACCACTGTTAGTCCGAACATGGGTCGACAGCGACACTACTGGCAAGCTAGTAAAAAGAAGGAAGGCAGCAATTCCAAAGCCCTTAAATTTTTAACTAAATTATATTCTCATCTTCGTACAGATGAACTTGAACTGTTGGCTGAACTAAATGATACCAAAGAGTTAAAAGCCCTGGCCAAGACCATGGGCATGTCCGACTCCGAGATTAAAAAGGATCTGGGTTGAAGTATTCGCAATTAGTTGTCAATGGCTGTAGTTATATGGAGTCGTATGCCAACGGTGGCGGGGTTCGAGATCTAGCCAAGACTCTTGGAATTGGAGAATATTCTAGTTTGGCCATTGGCGGCAGTGCAAACTCTAGAATTTTGCGTACTACTCTCAAGCATAGCTATTCCACAGACAAGCCAACATTTTATGTGCTTGGTATGACTTTTGTCAGCCGGGCGGAAATTCCTATTTTAAAATATACTCCGGATGAGATGGAGGATTCTAGTTTCGAAGGCCGATGGACCAATCCACAAAATCAAAAGTTTTCCGCGAGATGGGAGCATTTTTGGACCGAACGAGACACTGAAAAATTTGTAGACATTAGATTGAAAGCAGAATTATATAGTCTACTAGACAGAACCGAAGATTTAATGTATCAAATGTTGGCTGCAATTTCAGATTTGTCCAGCCGAGGCCATGCAGTACTGTTGTATCAACAGGCCGACTCTAGTATTCTGCTGCCCCGATACCCAGATCAGCCTTACAGATTTATCGACTCTGCCAGATTAAAACTGTTATCCAGTAAATCAAATATCGTTAATGGATTCGAGTGGCAGGCCATACAATGGCAACATCAGCAGGGGGTGCCCGAACTAGCAGGCGGAAACTGGAAGAGCATTTATGGAGATGCGGCTCCTGAAATTCGACACAGGGCACTCGGGCACCATCACCAATTAAATGAATACTTGATTAATTACATTAAAGAACATAAAATACTAGAATGAGCTTTGTTTGTCGTTACTGTAAGAAAAGTTTTGTAAAAGAAACCACGCTGATTGCGCACATGTGCGAGCCCAAGCGTAGATATCAGCAAGAAAAAGAAACAGGCGTACAATTAGGTTTGAAGGCGTATTTGCG